AGTCAAATCTTCGACCCTAATGCGGATCTTCCGTTTACAATGGGGCTTGAAGACTACGACGAGTTCACACAGTTCGATAAAAACCATCGTCCCATCTTTCCTGGCTACACATTCGAGGGTGGCAAGTCTGTCTACAGAGGTGAAGAAGTCGGTGAGGGCGGCTATGTATATTCTGAACCCGGTATGTACAGTAACATTGCTCTGTTGGATATTGCCTCTATGCATCCGAGCAGTATTGTAGCAGAAGAACTCTTCGGACCGGAATACACAAAGCGATTCAACGAAATTCTTCAGGCTCGTATTGCTATCAAGCATAAGGATTTTGACAAAGCAAAGAAGATGCTGGGTGGTGCATTGGCTAAGTACCTGACTGACGAGAATGCTGCGGCTGACTTGGCACAGGCTCTGAAAATTGCAATTAACTCCGTGTACGGTCTGACCTCAGCCGGATTTGAAAACCCGTTCCGGGATAACCGTAACAAGGATAACATCGTTGCGAAGCGTGGAGCTCTGTTTATGGTCAATCTCAAGCACGCTGTTCAGAGTCAGGGCTTTACTGTGGCACACATCAAAACCGACTCCATCAAGATTCCGGATGCAACGCCTGAGATCATCAAGTTTGTAACTGAATACGGCAAGCTGTATGGGTACAACTTTGAACACGAAGCAACCTACGACCGTATGTGTCTGGTAAACGACGCAGTTTATATTGCTCGATATGCTACGGTTGAGAAGTGCTGTGACCTGTATGGGAAAAAGTACATCGACTCTGCAAAGGATATTTGCAAGGAGAACAAGAAGCATCCGTATGCGTGGACAGCAACCGGTACACAGTTCCAGATTCCTTATGTTTTCAAGACGCTCTTCAGCAAGGAGAACATCGAGTTCGAGGATATGTGCGAGACGAAATCTGTAACTTCCTCGCTCTATCTTGACATGAACGAGGCTCTGCCGGATGTAAGTGCCCTTGAAGCGGAAAGAGATAAACTGTGGAAACAGATTACCGATTCTAAACGCATGACTGAGCCGATGCCTACTGAATGTGAGCGTGTCGAAGAACTAACGGACAAAATCGCTAAGGGGCACGACTACCACTTCATCGGAAAGGTCGGTCAGTTCTGCCCGATTAAGCCCGGCTGCGGAGGCGGCATCCTGCTTCGTGAAACAGAAAACAAGAAGACTGGTGAAAAGGGTTACGCTGCTGCTACGGGTTCTAAGGGCTTCCGCTGGCTTGAGTCCGAGATGGTCAAGCAGCTGGACAAACAGGGTGACATTGACCGTGGTTATTACAACAACATGGTAGACGAAGCAGTCAAGTCTCTGTCTGTTTATGGTGACTTCGAACGCTTTGCGGCGGACGAACCGTATGTTTCGGATAACACACCACCGTGGTTCGGAGCTGGCGAGCCTCATGAGGACGATACTACGCCGTTTGATGTGAGGTAATGCTTATGATTTTAATTCTGTTAATTGCTGTATTCATTTATATTTTGTGCACGGCTGATTCTACCGAGTCCTGTATTCCCAATGAGGAGTGCAGGACTTGCCCATTTCCATGCAACAAACGCAAAAATTGAAAGGAGAAACTAATTATGGCTTATAAAGCAGTAGACAACATCATTATCGAGAATGCTCGAATTATCTTCCGCAACTTTAAGGGTGAGGAGTCCAAGTACAATCGTGCTGGCTCCCGCAATTTCTGCGTGGTCATTGAAGACCCTGATATGGCGCAGAAGCTTATTGAGGATGGTTGGAATGTTCGTGTTCTGGCTCCTCGTGATGAGGATGAGGCTCCTCGCCATTATATTCAGGTGGCGGTCAGCTTCGACAACATCCCCCCGAAGGTTATTATGATTACTCGTCGAGCTAAGACCCAGCTGGATGAGGAGTCTATCGGAACTCTGGACTTCGCAGAGATCCGCAATGTCGATCTGACGATTCGTCCCTACAACTGGGAGGTCAATGGCAAAACCGGAGTCAAGGCGTACCTTAAGACGATGTATGTCACCATTGAGGAAGACGAATTCGCTGAAAAGTATGCCGAAACTGAGGGTCCTGAGGAGATGCCCTTCTAAAGGTGAATAGGTGCCAGCTTAGTACATGTCTGGTTAAATGTCCAGTAAGGTCTCGATTAGGTGTGCACGCCTATGATGGTAAGAGGAAACGGCCTATTCCCCTTTAGTAACCGAAAGGAGGTAAAGCCATGTTGTGGCAGAAAAAGAAGAAACGCAAAAAGGCTACTAAACCTAAAGCAGTTACTTTAGTTGCTCCTCAGCAGCCGGTGGAAGAGATTCCGCAAACGACTGAGCATGAGGAAAAAGAAGAAACGCCAAAGCAAAAAAAGCCCGCTGGGGAAAAATACAAAAAGGTTTTGTCTCCGGAAAAAGCTTTCTTAGATGCATTCGGACGATTGACCAATCGACATCGGGCTTGGGATGTTTGGCGTGACTTCATCACTATGTTCGCTTGTTCGCTATCTAATCCTCTCGATAAGGAACATCGGGATAAGCGAGAAGCGTTATATTTGAAAATCATCAAAAAATACAATAAGAAGGAACAAGAGATGTTTCCTGAACTGGCTGCTCAGACTGTCTTGGCTTTGGAAGAAAATCCGGAGCAGGACTTTCTGGGCAGCATTTTCATGTCCCTTAAGCTCGGTGACGAGCATAACGGTCAGATCTTTACACCGTATCATGTCTGTGAACTAATGGCTGAAATGACGATGGATGATGTTGTAAAAAAGGTAGAACAGGACGGTTATATTTCAATCAACGATCCTTGCTGCGGTGCTGGAGCCACATTGATTGCCGGAATCAACGCTGCAAGGAAGCAGTTGGAAAAAGCAAATCTGAACCATCAAAATCATCTTCTCGTCGTTGCACAGGACATAGATGAAACGGTGGCGCTGATGTGTTATATTCAGCTTTCGCTTTTGGGGGTAGCGGGATATGTAAAGGTCGGAAATTCTCTGACAGAGCCAATGACAGATAACGACGACAAAGAGAATTACTGGTTCACTCCAATGTATTTTTCTAATGTCTGGGTGCTGCGTCGGATCTTCGGAGGGCGCTGATGGCAGGTATATCACTTCGAGACTATCAAACAGATGCCGTTGAGAGAATGAAAAACGGCTGCATTCTCTGTGGCGGTGTCGGTAGTGGTAAATCCAGAACAGCTTTAGCCTATTATTACAAGCAAAATGGCGGTAAGCTCGGTACAAAGAATTATATTCGGATGCCAGATACGCCAAAAGACCTGTACATCATCACCACGGCAAGAAAAAGAGACACTTTAGAATGGGAGGGTGAGCTTTCGCCCTTCCTTCTCTCCGTTCATGCAGAAGTCAATACCTATAAAAATAAGGTCATCGTTGATTCCTGGAACAACATCGGGAAGTATGTAACGGTTACGGATGCGTTCTTTATATTTGACGAGCAGCGTGTTGTTGGTTCAGGCGCATGGGTTAAGGCATTCCTGAAAATTGCCAAATTTAACGAATGGATTCTACTATCTGCCACCCCAGGAGACACATGGGAGGATTATATTCCTGTCTTTGTTGCAAACGGCTTTTATAAAAACCGGACTGCCTTCAAGGAAGAACACATGGTCATGACTTGGGTAAACGGAAAGTATCCAAAAGTAGACAGATATTTGGGGGTAGGACGACTCATCCGACTTCGCAATCGCATTCTTGTGGATATGGATTTCAAGCGGGAAACCTGTTCGCACCATGAGGATATTTATGTCAATTATGATGTTGCGAAGTATAAAGAGACAAGTCGTCTTCGCTGGAACCCATATAAAAACGAGCCGATTGTCAACGCCGGAGAGCTCTGCTATGTATGGCGACGCATCGTAAATGAGGACGAGTCCAGGCAAATCGCTCTAATGGAACTGTTTGAGAAACATCCTAAAATGATCGTCTTCTACAATTTCGACTACGAGCTTGATATTCTGAAAAATCTCTACTATGGAGAAAATGTTGAGATTGCAGAATGGAACGGTCACAAGCATCAACCGATTCCGACTTGCGACAGCTGGGTGTATCTGGTTCAGTATACTGCTGGAGCCGAAGGTTGGAACTGCATTAGCACAGACACCATTGTGTTCTACTCGCAGAATTACTCCTACAAAATTATGAAGCAGTCAGCTGGGCGAACCGATCGCTTAAATACTCCGTTCAAAGATTTATATTACTACCATTTGAAAACCCGTTCCGGCATTGATTTGGCTATCAGTCGAGCGTTAAGCGAGAAGCGGAATTTCAACGAAACCAAGTATGTCGGCAGCTATAAACCCAAAGCTGCCTGAGAAAGGAGAAAAGATGATAACAATTGATGTCGCGGAGTATTGCTCTGCTTGCATGGACTTCGATCCAGATGTTCAACGACCGCAAAAAGCATACGGAATGAGTGAAGAGATCGTCATATCCGACACGGTCATTCGATGCTCAAATCGAAATCGGTGCAAAAACATTGAGCGATACCTGAGAAAGAAGGTGACGGACGATGGCGTTGGCAAGACTGACGAAGCAATGCCGTGAATGTCCTTTTGTCGAGACCTGTGAGCACAAGGAAATGGAAGCATTGGGATATTTACCAGAACCGATTATGGCAGATGCCAAAGCCCCGGTTACTGCTGATATAGCAGCTCCCATTTTGAGAGAAACTGTAAGCCGTGTAGTAGACGGCAAAGTTGTAACAATGTATAAGGACGAGTTGGAGAAGATCCTTTATAAAGATTTATATTCTCATCTCGGACTTCAGATTGGAGGATAATATATGCCTGAATACGGAAAAGATACATTATATCGTCCCGAAACGAAGAAGAGTGACAGCCTTGCTTATAAAATCGGGCAGGCTATCGCTATTCTGATGTCTTTGTGTGCCAGCGCGATTATCGTAGCGGCGACGATCAAGCTTATTATGTGGATTTTGTAAGGAGTTTTTGCAGATGAATGAAGAAAAGGAAGTCTATTTTGACCAGTATTGCAAATCGTGCAAGCACCACGGTCTTGAAGAGTCCAAAGACCCGTGCAATGACTGTCTCGCAGAACCCAGCAATACAAATTCCCACAAACCAATGAACTATGAAAGCAAAAACAATTCTTGATGCCGAGAAAAAGGATGCGATTGATATTGCAACGGAACTTTGCTATAGCGAAGAAGTTAAGAGAAAAATTGCACAGGTAAAATCTGTTTATGAAATTGGTCGCATCCTTAAACAGGCACGGCTCGATCAAGAGTGATATTTCTGAAAGGAGAAAAGAAACATGAATCTTGAGGAGTTCAGAAAGGCACTTTCGTCAGATGCTACTGAAGAGAATACACAACTGAAAAGACAGTTGTCAGACCTTCAGACTGAATACCATGAAAAGCTTTCAAAACTCGAAAATGAAAACGATTCACTTAAAGAAAGTTGTCGGGTTTTATGCAATCGATGCTTTACTCTTACGAGAGGTGTTACTTGTCTATTTTGTGGTCTCGATTACCCCTGCCCTCATATGCCGGGGCTTGAGGAACAGGTGGCTATGGCTCATAAATTGAGAAAGGAGATCGAAAAAAATGGCTAATGGGTATCGTAATGCTCTTGTTCAGCAAATAAAAGACGCAGGTCAAGAACTTATCAACCGAGCTGAATCGATGGTGCATCCCGAAAATGATTTAATCACTGATTTTTCCATAGTAATCCATTTCGAGCAGCATGAGGTACCTACAATCGACTACACAACCAGCGTGGTAAACAAAGTTGCTTGCGATCGGGTTATCTATCAGAAAGGAGAATCCAATGTCTCAAAAATATGATGAATATCTGGAAAAACACAGGCAAGCTGTAAAAAAGGCTTATCAGTGGATTGCTGCTTATATTCCAGAACTGACAGATGTGGAGGCGACTCGAAATATTGAGTTCCATGATATGTCGAAGAATACGCCAGATGAGTACACGCCTTATGACAACTATTTCTATGGGGAGCAAACCCCAGCAATCATCGAGGCGTTTAACCGGGCATGGCTTATGCATATCCACCGAAACCCCCATCATTGGCAGTATTGGGTCTTAATCAACGACGAACCTAAAGAAGGAACTATCCTTATCGAAATGCCGTATCCATACATTATTGAGATGATCTGTGACTGGTGGGCATTCAGCTGGATTAAAGGTGACCTTTCCGAAATGTTTGCCTGGTATAAAGACCATGCCGATTATATTAAGTTACACAATAACACTCGTTCGATTGTAGAAGAAATTCTGGAAATGATTCGGACGAAGTTTACGGAGGTAGAAAATGCTGAAAATTGAAAACACCGAGGTTATTGGCTGGGAACACGCCATTCGTGGTATGCGGAACCCTAAGAACTCTTGGGAGAAGAGCGATAGTGGTGTTTGCGCCACGCATGGTCCAGCTCATTGCGCAGATTGTGTATACACTGATTGCCACGCTGACGATGTGGAGATTGGCACAAAATATATTCTCGGGGGCGATGATTTAACACTCATGACCACCCTCCGCAATGCCGGCACTGACCATCGCAAGTTCATGCGGATGATTACCGTCTATCTCGACATCACTGCCCCGCTGTACTGGTGGAAGGAGTTCGACACCTACAAAGTTGGTACGGTTGCTAACTCCTGCTCCACGATGCACAAAATTGCAGCGAAGAAGTTTACACTGGAGGACTTCAGCCACGAGCATTTGCAGGAGGACTCTGTAGCTGTGCTCGAAACGGTTATTCATACCTTGAATGTCCATCGAGATTGGTTTAATAATAAGGTACTGGATGACCCCAAGATCGATTGGTGGCAGATGATCCAGCTTCTCCCCAGTTCCTACAACCAGAAGCGGACAGTCATGCTGAACTATGAGGTTCTGGCAAACATCTATAAATCCCGTCGGCATCACAAGCTCGACGAATGGCACACGCTTTGCGACTGGATTGAGAGTTTGCCTTATTCTGAGCTGATTACTGGCAAGGAGGAAATGGCGGATGTTTGATGGTGGAGTAAAAGAAACCTTGTGCACTCGCTGTGCTCATCGAGATGTCTGTGCACATAAACAGGACTATTTTGATATTCTCAAAGCGGTCGAAAATGCAACTGTGACCCGAGATACGGGCGATGGAAAGATCACATCAAAGAAAGTGATTCACTATGACTTCATCAGCGGCATCTCTGTTGGGTGTAAGTATCACCAAAATTGGACAGAAACCTATCGTTCCGGAGAAGCAATCCTCTGAAACTGCACGAAAAATACACCCCCTATTATGAAAGGAGGTAACGCACATGAATTATTTTCTGGCAGTTAATGATCGGCAACTCGGCACTTGTTTGAGAATGCTGTTTGCTGAGAAACTTCAGCCTGCTGTCCAAACCGTGTTGAACGAAAAGGGCAAGATTGAGTTTCACATCAGCATTGCAGCAGATCAAGAAGTGTTCGAAGAACTGAACGAGCGCTACAAGATCATGATTTCGTAAGTTACTCGATTTCAAAGGTAAAAGGGCCGTAACAAGCCCTTTTACTTTTGTTATATTTATGGTAAAATACTACGAGGAGGTCGTCAAATGAGAATTATTCGAGACATATTTTGGATATTATTGATTATTACTGTGCCGGTAGCAATCTTTGATAAATTCTTTAGACCTTATTGCATGACCGTTATTGAAAGGATGTGTAACAAGGATGAAAGTTAAATCCAGAATGTCCTGTCCTGTTCGAAGGAAAGACGGTACATGGACTACTGTTATCAAAGAATTTGAGGAAGATATTCCAGATCTCGGGCGAGAAGAACTTATCTGCAACAAATGCGGACGCCCAGATTATCCGAAATGCAAGGAAACGGTTTGTGAAGCCTGGAAATACCACGAATCGAAAAAACAATAACTCATGTAAGAGCTGAGGTTAAACCTTGGCTCTTATTTTTTGTGTAAAGGAGAAAAAAACATGCTTGCCAGAGAAGCGACAAAAGCGGATATTCAGGCTGTTCGTGACCGTCTGCGGGAAGCAAAAGAACAACGTCAGCTTGATATTCAAATAAACCAGGCTATTGCACTGGTGAATCGTAATCACAGGAGGAAAAAATATGACACCGAACGATTATCAGCAGGCAGCTCTTCGCACAGCCCCAGGAGATTTACCGCCTGAGAAACTTCTGCTCAATGGCTTAATGGGACTGAACGGAGAAGCCGGCGAAGCAATTGATATTTTGAAAAAGCATCTGTTTCAGGGGCATGAGCTGGACACTGCACATATGGCTAAAGAGCTTGGAGATGTGGCTTGGTATCTCGCTGTAAGTGCAAACGCTATTGGGTATGACCTTGAAACCATCATGCAGATGAATGTGGATAAACTGAAAGCCAGGTATCCGGATGGTTTCGACGCTGAACACAGTCTGCATCGCAATCAGGATGATATTTAAGGAGGGTTTTCTATGAATGAACAATTCGGAGAAAAGGTAAAAGCTATTTTTGATAGTATTACCGTTCTTCAAGCAAAGGACAGCGACTTGAAACGAGATAACGCCAACATCAACGGTGACTCCCCTATGGGGGCTATGCTGCAATATGGTGCCAATACCGCCAAGGAGTACAATCTGGAGTATTTAATTAAACCTGCAATTGCAGAACTTCACCGCGATGGATGGATTCATATACACGATCTTGACTTCTATGCATGGACGACGACCTGCACGCAGATTGAGCTTCGCAAGCTCTTCAAGAATGGATTCAATACCGGACACGGTCATCTGAGAGCACCAAAAAGCATCGGTTCGTATGCTGCTCTGGCTGCTATTGCCATTCAGTCGAATCAAAATGACCAGCATGGCGGACAGAGTGTCGTGGACTTCGATTATGCTATGGCCGAAGGTGTCCGTTACACCTATCAAAAATATCTGAAAGAAGGCTATGAGATTTGCGAACGCCTCAACGATCTGAAAGATAAAGCATGGATTCTCGACTATGCTATGGAAAAGACCACCCGTGATACCTATCAGGCTATGGAGGGGTTTATTCATAATCTGAATACCATGCATTCCCGCGCCGGCGCGCAAGTTCCATTCAGCTCTATTAACTATGGCACAGATACATCTTGGGAAGGTCGTCTTGCTATTGAACAGCTTCTGCTTGCTACGGAAGCAGGACTCGGTCATGGCGAAACACCAATCTTCCCGATTCAGATTTTCCGTGTCAAAGAGGGTGTCAACTATAATCCGGACGATCCAAACTATGACTTGTTTAAGCTGGCAATGAAGGTAAGTGCCAAGAGACTGTTCCCAAATTTTGCTTTCATTGACGCTCCATTCAATCTCCAGTATTACAAACCCGGTCATCCTGAGACGGAGGTGGCTTACATGGGTTGCCGTACTCGTGTAATGGGTAATGTTTATGACTCGTCTCGTGAGATCGCTCCCGGTAGAGGCAATCTAAGCTTCACTTCTATCAACCTGCCTCGACTTGGCATTGAATCCAAAGGCGACTATCTCACTTTCTTCAAACTACTGGATAAAATGCTCGACGCTACGATGCAGCAGCTTCTCGACCGGTATAAAATTCAGGCTTCGAGAGTAGTTCGCAACTTCCCATTCCTTATGGGAGAAGGCGTCTGGATGGATTCTGACGGGCTTTCTCCTGATGACACGGTTGGAGAGGTCTTGAAGCATGGAACGCTATCTATCGGTTTCTGCGGGCTTGCAGAGTGTCTTGTAGCGCTTAATGGCAAGCATCACGGTGAAGATGAGTTCTCCCAGGAGCTTGGCTTGCGTATTGTCGGCTATATTCGTGACTATTGCAACCGTAAGAGCACAGAACTCAGTATGAATGTAACCTGTCTTGCTACTCCCGCTGAGAGTTTAGCTGGGCGGCTGCTTCGATCTGACAGAGAAAGATACGGAATTGTCAAAGGTGTTACCGACCGTGAATACTACACCAACAGCTTCCATGTTCCGGTATATTACCATCTCCCTGCACTTAAGAAAATCGATATTGAAGCTCCGTATCATGCTCTTACCAATGCCGGTCATATTTCCTATGTAGAACTGGACGGTGATCCGACCAAAAACCTTGCAGCTTTCGAACGAGTTGTAAGACACATGAAAGAAGCCGGCATCGGCTACGGAAGCATCAATCATCCTGTAGACCGAGATCCTGTCTGCGGTTATAACGGAATTATCAACGATGTTTGCCCCTGCTGCGGACGAAGCGAGGCTGATGGAGTTCCGTTCGAACGCATCCGTCGTATCACTGGATATCTGGTCGGAACTCTTGATAAGTGGAATGACGCTAAGCGTGCGGAGGAGCGAGATCGTGTCAAGCATGAAGTTGATTCGAATTTCGGGAATTGAATCGGAGTCCATTGTTGACGGGGAAGGAATCCGGTATGTGGTATTCACACAGGGTTGTCCACATCATTGCCCGGGCTGCCACAATCCTCAAACTCACCCGTTCGGTGGCGGAAAGCTTGTACTAATTGAAGATATACTCGATGATATTTCAAAAAGAAAAGATTGGATAGATGGTATCACTCTTTCCGGAGGCGAGCCGTTCTGTCAGATTTACCAGTGTGCTCTGATTGCTGAGAAAGCTCATGAAATGGGGCTTAGCGTTTGGTGCTACACTGGTTATCTTTTTGAAGACTTGTACAGACAAGGCATCGAGCTTCTAAAGTATATTGATGTGCTCGTTGACGGTCCGTTCGTACAGGCTGAAAAATCGTTGGAGCTTGATTTCAGAGGAAGCCGCAATCAGCGAGTAATTGATATTCCGGAAAGCTTGAAAGAAGGCGTAGCAATCTTGAAACGAACTTAGAAGAAAGGAGTACCTATATCATGGCGAATACTACTAACCCTCGACGAAATGCCGAAGGATATTCTGACCCGACCGCTTACGAAGCCCTCAAGAACATTGAGCGTGAAGAAGACGAAAGATTTCATAGGCTGCTACATACACTGTTTTACTTGTGTGAGTTGGCTGACTTCGAGATCGAAGGTCGGATTATTCTGGTTGATAAACGGAACGGACGGGTTTGGAGATGAGAGAAATGAGTCCGTACATACTTGAAAATTGTGTAAATTTTAGCCCACTTTTGTTTGGCGGATTCGGGCAAAAGCCCACTTTTGAAAAAATTTTTGAGCGTGTACGGACAATTTTCCTGAAAAAAGCCCAGAAAAAGTGGGCAAAAGCCCGGTTTTGAAAACCAAAAGTGGGCAGAAAAATTTGGAGGCATTTTCTGAAAATGGCACTTTTTGAGCGTTTTTTGCCCCAAAATGGCCGATTTGCGCCGATTTGAAATTTTTCTTGTGAAAAAAGCCCACTTTCCCACTTTTATTTCTTATTTAATTGTGATAAAAAGTTTTAATAAATATATAAATAGGGCGAGAAAAGTGGGCATTTGACCAAAAGCCAAAATACATAGCACAAGTCGATGGAAATGTCAAGACTTTTTACCGAAAGTTCTTTCTTTTTCTTTCAGACTGTGCTATACTATAAGCGCCACACAATCTAATATGTTCAAGTCGTTTAGGGAAAACTGCTTTGGTAAAAAGTGTTTTCTCTCTTTACTCATTTCATTTGTCCCTTTGCGGCTTGATTGAGATTGTGTGGCAACAATGAGGGTTGACACTTTTTCAGTGCGTCTCTCGTTGTGGGGGCGCACTTTTTTAATGCCCTCGGAAAGGATGGGATAATGAGATGAGAAAGTTCTTGGCAGCGTGCATGGCGATTGTCATGATATTTACGATTGCAGGTTGCAGTTCAGAGGGGCATGAAGGAGAAGCTAAAACTCCATCGGGTTCCAGTATTCAAAAAGGCAAGGATTATCAAAAAGTAGTTGACGAATTTGAAAGTAGTGGTTTCACAAACATCAAACTTGAAAAACTTGACGACCTTGTTACCGGTTGGCTTACAAAAGACGGTGAGGTTGAATCTGTTTCCGTAGATGGCGATACTGGATACTCTGCTGATACTTGGTATCCGGCTGATGCCGAGGTCGTAATCACATATCACACATTCCCGGAAAAAGAAACTTCTGAAACAGATAGCGAATTCGTTTCAACCGAAGAGCCTGCTGTTGATATTTTGACAGTAGATAATTCTCCAGAATTGGCAGCAATGCTTTCTCTTAAAGCAGATATGGATCAATCGTATGCCGATTTTGCAGAGGCTTATAAGAATCAGGTTATTGAGTTTGATGGCTGTATTACCTATCTTACAAACCACGATAATTACGACACCCGATACGATTTGCTAATCAGTGCTGGAGACTATGTGGATGAAAATACTGCAAACCCTGGTCCAACTTTTAAGTTTAAGGATGTTGGGGTATATGATTTAGGAGACGGACTTACGCTTGCTGATTATATCAAAGTCGGCAGCAATGTAAGAATACAGGCTAAAGTGCGGAGCTACAATTCTGATACCGGTCTCTTTGAACTTGACCCAGTAAGTGTAGAAGCTCGATAACAAACAACTTTATATTTGACCGAGATGCTTAAACGGTGTCTCGGTCTTTTTTTATGTCTTTTTCCGCCGCGCGAAAAATACATTCCCTTTTATGAAGAGAGGAGTAAAAAAGCTATTTTTAAGAATAGACATTCTCTTTTCAGTTTTGAAAAAACTACATGAAAGGAGGCTCATTTGCCAATGCTCGAAAGTCAATTTCAATCGAAGCTCATTAAGGAGCTTAAGAAACTTTTTCCGGGTTGCATCGTGATGAAAAGCGACTCTGGATATTTACAGGGCATTCCTGATCTGCTTATTCTGTTCAATGACAAATGGGCTGCTCTGGAATGTAAACAACACGCTGGCGCAAAAAAGCAACCGAACCAAGAATATTATGTGGGCAAGATGGACGAGATGTCTTTTTCCAGATTTATTTGCCCCGAGAACAAGGAGGAAGTGCTGCATGATCTTCAACAATCATTCCAATCTTGAAGGGCAACACGCTTTTCTTGGTGCCAGCAAGTATCATTGGATTAACTATGATGAAACAAAAGTAGCCGATGCTTATTCAAAGTTTTTGGCCACACAGCGAGGAACCGTTCTACATGATTTTGCATGTCAATGTATCACTTTGGGGCAAAAACTCCCCAAGTCACAGAAAACATTGAACATGTATGTCAATGACGCAATTAGTTTTCGTATGGTGCCTGAACAGATTCTGTTTTATTCAGAAAATTGCTTTGGCACCGCCGATACGATTGTGTTTCGGAATGGTACGCTTCGTATTCACGATTTGAAGACCGGTGTCGTGCCGGCGCACATGGAGCAGCTTGAAATATACGCTGCTCTTTTTTGTTTGGAATACAAGGTGAAACCATCGGAAATCGAGATGGAACTTCGTCTGTATCAGAACAATGAAATTCTATATCACACGCCTACTGCCGAAGATATTGTTCCAATCATGGACAAGATTATTACTTTCGACAAGGTTATTAGAAAAATCAAAGAACAGGAGGGTTAAACCATGAGTCTCACGGATGATATTTTAATGCATTACGGTATGCCCAGAAGGTCTGGTCGTTATCCTTGGGGTTCGGGTGATAACCCTTATCAACACAGCGGCGATTTTCTCTCTCGTGTAGAAGAACTGAAAAAGTCTAATTTCACCTTTACCGATAAAGATGGAAAAACCTACACAGGAGAAGTAGCCATTGCAAAATCTATGGGTCTGAGCACAACCCAATTTCGTACCCAGATGAGCCTTGCAAAGGATGAACGCCGTTCTGCTGATGTCGCTACGGCTAAGGCTCTTCGTGCTAAGGGTTATAGTTTGAATGAAATCGCTGACAAGATGGGCTTTGCTAACGATTCTTCGGTTCGCTCACTTTTGAATGAGAGTTCCGAAGCTCGTATGAATCAGGCAAAGCAGACCGCTGAATTTCTGAAAAAACAGATTTCGGAAAAAGGCATGATCGATGTCGGAACCGGAGTCGAAAGAGAGCTTGGTATTTCGAAAGAGAAAATGAACCAGGCTCTTTATATTTTGGAAATGGAAGGCTATCACATCTATGGCGGCGGTGTCCCTCAGGTAACAAACCCGGGTAAGCAAACAAACATCAAGGTTCTCTGCCCTCCAGGAACAGAGCATAAAGAGATTTATAATTTTGAGAATGTTCATTCTGTCAGAGACTATGTGTCTCATGATGACGGCGAGACTTTCGATAAGTTCGTCTATCCCAAAAGCATGGATTCAAGTCGCTTGAAAATCCGTTATGCAGAAGACGGCGGAATTCAGAAAGATGGTGTCATTGAAATTCGTCGCGGTGTAGATGACTTGTCTCTTGGTGATTCCCATTATGCTCAGGTTCGCATTCTGGTGGATGGTAATAGATATTTGAAAGGAATGGCTGTCTATTCTGATGATCTTCCTGATGGCGTGGATGTAATGTTCAATACCAATAAGAAAAAAGGCACCCCGACATCGGATGTTCTGAAGAAGGTCAAGGATGACCCTGACAATCCGTTTGGTTCACTTATCAAAGCCGGTGGGCAGAGCTATTACATCGATGCTGATGGCAAACGACAGCTTTCCCTTATCAATAAGCGTGCCGAAGAGGGCGACTGGGGTGAATGGGCAGATAAACTCCCCTCCCAGTTTCTTTCTAAGCAGAGTTTGAGTCTGGTCAATAAACAGCTGAACTTGGCGGCATCTGATAAAATGGCTGAATTTGATGAAATCTGTTCACTGACAAATCCGACGGTCAAAAAATCATTACTGAAATCCTTTGCGGATGATTGTGACTCTGCTGCTGTGCACCTTCAGGCAGCTGCTCTTCCTCGTCAGAAATATCAGGTGATTCTACCTATCACTTCGATGAAAGACAATGAAGTGTATGCTCCGAATTATAAGAATGGTGAAACAGTAGCTCTGGTTCGTTATCCGCATGGCGGAACTTTTGAGATTCCTATCTTGACAGTGAATAACAAGCAGGCAGAGGCTCGCAGAATCCTTGGTAACACCCCTAAAGATGCCATCGGTATTAACAGTAAGGTTGCAGAACGGCTTTCAGGTGCTGACTTTGATGGTGATACTGTCATGGTCATCCCCTGTAACTCTGGTAAAAGCAAGGTCAAGATTACTTCCACTCCTCCTCTGAAGGGGCTTGAAGGATTTGACCCAAAATTGGAGTATGGCGGAAAACCTGCTGGCACTTTCAAGCCTATGAAGAACACACAGAAAGAGATGGGTGTCATTTCTAATCTGATTACCGACATGACTTTGAAGGGAGCTACGCAGGATGAGCTTGCAAGAGCAGTTCGTCATAGCATGGTAGTTATTGATGCCGAAAAACACAAGCTGGACTACAAGCAAAGTGAGATCGACAATGGCATCAGCTCTTTGAAAAAGAAGTATCAGGGTACAGTTGATGAGGATGGAAGATACCATGAGGGTGCTTCGACTCTGATTTCCCGTGCTAAGTCTGAGACTTCCATTATCAAGAGGCAAGGTAGCCCAAAAATCGACGAAAAAACTGGTGAATACATATGGAAAGATGTAGATGACCCTGTTTACGTTGACAAGCGAACTGGCAAGGTCAAAGAGCGTACTCAGCCCAGCACTAAGATGGCTGAGGCAAAGGATGCCTATACCCTGGTATCCGAAGCTGATACCCCCGTGGAGCGTGCTTATGCTAACTATGCCAACAAAATGAAAGCCCTGGGCAACCAGGCTCGTCTTGAGATCCTCTCCACCGGAAAAGTACCCTACTCCGCAACTGCAAAAGAGACCTATCAAGCTGAGGTCGATTCTCTGAATGCTAAGCTCAATGTAGCTCTGAAGAATGCACCCAGAGAAAGGCAGGCTCAGACTATGGCTAATGCGGTAGTGGCTGCTAAAAAGCAGGACAATCCGGATATGACAAAGGGTGAGCTCAAGAAAGCAAGCCAGCAGGCGCTTACTCAGGCTCGTGCCTCTGTTGGTGCAAAGCGAGAGACCATCAAGATTACAGACCGTGAATGGGAAGCAATTCAAGCTGGCGCTATTAGCGAGAATAAGCTTACCCAAATCATCGACAATGTGGACATTGACAGTCTTAGACAGCGTGCAACACCGAGAGCGACAACAACTCTCAGCACTGCAAAGCAGAATAAGATCGCTTCGATGAATGCTTCTGGCTACAGCACATCGGAAATTGCTGAAGCTCTTGGGATTTCAACAAGCACAGTGTCTAATTACTTGAATTGAAAGGAGTGACTGGTATGAATGGTTCTTGTGCCCTTACCACATTTGACAACCCTTATAATCCATTTGAACAGTTCTCCGATTGGTTCCTGTTTGATGTAGAAAAAGGTTACAACACTTGCGCTTATCTCGATCGAATTGCTCACACTTCTGACCAATTCTCTGAAGAAGAGAACAATCAAGAGATTGAAAGAGCGATTGACGAGATCATTCGTTACGACTTCATGAACATTTACAAGAAAGTTAAGAGAACGAAAACAACAAAAGCAGACAAGGCTTGAACTATAGGTTGAGGTCTAATGCTCTTTGAATAAAGTTTTTGTTTTCTTCTCTGAAAACATTTGAACTTGAAGTCAATACAAACAAATAACCACTTGATCTGCACTGCTGCCACAGGGCTTAAAGACATGGGGAGGGGGTCTCCAAAATCGCACCCCCTACCTCATCGCGGCGGTCTTAAAAAAATCTCCGGAGGGATATTTTGGGAATGGGGTTTACCCCACGGGTGCAGTATTTGAACGAGCTTACAGGGTTGAGACATTTTCCATAAAGTGTGAACATCTCTTTTCATGTTTCTTTTCTCCTTTCGGTGATTGGTGGAAATTCAGCTCTGTAAGTTCTTTCAAATACTGCACCTATTCTCACCTAAAAGAGCATCGGTTCAGATAAAAAGTGCAGTACAAGTATGCGGATATGGCGGAACTGGCAGACGCAATAGACTCAGAATTTATTGGAGGTTATCTCCGTGCAGGTTCAACTCCTGTTATCCGCACCAAATTTTTTAAGAGAGGAGGCAGTACCAATGCCAAAAGGTAAAGCTGCAAGCTCTTCCGACTCAAACAGCCCATTGAGACCACCGACATCTCTCGAAGCGCAAGAGAACTTAATGATTTCTTTGGCGGTTCAATGTGCTGAAAAGCAGCTCAGAGACGGAACTGCTTCTTCTCAGGTCATAACACATTATTTGAAGCTCGGTTCCAGTAAGGAACGAATTGAAAAGGAGATTCTGGAGAAGCAGAAAGAGCTTATCGAAGCGAAGACCAAGAATCTAAATTCCAACAGTGAAGCCAAGGAGTTGTACAACAAGGCTCTCGAAGCGTTTAGGAGATATTCCGGTGCAGGCGGTGAAGACGATGAGTATTAAAACCTATTCGGAGTTAATTACATTGCCGACATTTGAAGAACGATTTCTCTACTTAAAGCTTGATGGTTCCGTTGGAAAAGAAACTTTCGGTTTTAAGCGATGGTTGAACCAAGAGTTTTATCATTCGGATAAATGGCTGCAATTCCGAGATGAAATTATCATTCGGGATGAAGGTTGTGATCTTGGTATGCCGGGTTATGAAATCTTTGGTTCCGTATTGATCCATCATCTGAATCCGATTACTTATGAAGATATCTTAAATCAGAGCCCCTGCGTTTTCGATCCGGAGAATGCAGTTTGCACCAAGTTGAATACACACAATGCGATTCACTATGGTGATGAAAGCTTACTGGTTCTTCCACCTGTTCAACGCACACAAAATGATACCTGTCCCTGGCGAAAATAATGAAAGGAGAAAATTTCAATGACTAAGGAAATCTATGAAAACTCTGTTCTTGATGAATCGACCGATAACATCGAGGAGCAGGAAGCAGGGTTTTGCGAAGATGCAGCTCGGAATGTGATCGGTGTCGTCACTGATTGCCTGAAGCTGAACATTCGTGAAAAGCCATCTAAGGATTCCAGAGTAGTAACCGTTGTGACCTGTCTTGACGAATTGGAAATTGACATGGGCGATTCCAATGATGACTGGTACGCTGTCTGCACTGCTGCCGGCATCGAAGGATTCTGTATGAAGAAATTTGTAGCCGTCAGGCAGTAAGGAGAACGCGATATGGATAGTATACTGACATCGATTAAAAAGCTGCTCGGAATTGCTGAAGAGTATGAGCACTTTGACCCGGACATCGTAATGTACATCAATTCGGCATTCTCGGTCTTGACGCAGCTCGGTGTCGGTCCTGAAGAAGGATTCCGTATCGAAGATGCAAGTAAGACCTGGTCTGAATTCTTGTATGATGATCCTCGTCTTGAATTTGTAAAAACTTTTATCTACCTGAAGGTAAAACTGACATTTGATCCGCCTTTAAGCTCAGCCGTCATGGAAGCAATCAACCGACAGATCAGCGAGCTCGAATGGCGAATCAATGTAACAGTTGATCCGGATTAAATGTGAGAGGAGGATTTCAAAATGGACAATACAGCACTTACCCATCACGGCATTCTCGGTCAGAAATGGGGCGTTCGCCGTTTCCAGAACAAAGACGGTACTCGCACCACGGCTGGAAAGAAAAGAGAAAGCTCTTCTAAATCTGATGCTCCTGCTCATGAGGATTATACTAAAGCCCATAACAGTAAGAGCGTTAAATCTATGAGTGATGCAGAGCTTCGCAATCGGCTGAACCGACTTCAGATGGAGAAACAGTACAGTCAGCTGTCTTCGACTGATGTAAATCGTGGAAAGGAATATGTATCGAAAACACTGAAAGTTGCCGGTACAATTGCAACTGCTACTTCGACTGCTCTGACCATTTACAATAACTGTGGCAAGATCAAAGAAATTGTAAACGGTATGGCTAAGAAGGCCGGATAAGGAGGTACTCATGGCATTATCAAACACTGCCGTTCCCAAGTATTATGGTATGTTTCGTGATGCCGTGATTCGAGGGGAAATTCCGGTTTGCAAAGAGATCTCTATGGAGATGAATCGCATTGACGATCTTATTGCTAATCCGGGTGTGTACTATGACGACCAAGCTGTTGAGGGATGGATCGCTTATTGCGAGTCCGAACTCACTCTAACAGATGGGTCAGATCTTAGCCTTTTGGACAGTTTCAAACTATGGGGTGAACAGATCTTTGGTTGGTACTACTTCGTCGAACGAAGTGTTTATCAGCCGAATCCCGATGGTCATGGCGGGCATTATGTTCGTAAGAATGTAAAAAAGCGGTTAATCAACAAGCAGTATTTGATCGTTGCGCGAGGTGCCGCAAAATCAATGTATGGCTCGACTCTGCAAGGTTACTTCCTGAATGTTGATACATCTACCACTCATCAGATCACGACCGCACCTACAATGAAGCAAGCTGAGGAAGTCATGTCCCCTCTTCGTACCGCTATCACCCGTTCGAGAGGACCGCTGTTTCAGTTCCTGACAGAAGGCTCTTTACAAAACACAACTGGTTCCAAAGCGAATCGCACAAAGTTAGCTTCTACAAAAAAGGGCGTTGAAAACTTCCTGACTGGTTCGCTTCTTGAGGTCAGACCTATGAGCATCAATAAGCTTCAGGGTCTACAGATTAAGGTCGCGACTGTTGATGAGTGGCTTTCCGGTGACATTCGAGAGGATGTTATCGGTGCCATTGAGCAGGGTGCATCCAAGGTGAATGACTACATCATCGTTGCAATCAGCTCGGAAGGTACAGTTCGTAATGGAAGTGGCGACACCATCAAAATGGAGTTGATGGACATCCTTAAGGGCGACTACATCAATCCCCATGTTTCGATATGGTGGTACAAACTTGATTCCATTGACGAAGTCGGAGATCCGGAAATGTGGCTCAAGGCTAATCCGAATCTCGGAAAAACCGTAAGCTATGAAACTTATCAACTTGATGTTGAAAGAGCTGAAAAAGCTCCAGCTGCCCGAAACGATATTCTTGCAAAGAGATTTGGGCTGCCTATGGAGGGCTACACCTATTACTTCACTTATGAAGAAACCCTTCCGCATCGAAAGAGGGATTTCTGGCAGATGCCTTGCTCCCTCGGTGCAGACTTGTCGCAGGGCGATGACTTCTGTGCCTTTACATTTCTATTTCCATTGCCAAACGGTTCCTTTGGCGTTAAGACGAGAAACTACATCACCTCTACAACTTTAATGAAGCTGCCAGCTGCTATGAGGATCAAGTACGATCAATTCATGGCTGAGGGCAGTTTAATTGTTTTAGAGGGCGCCGTACTTAACATGATGGATGTGTATGAAGATTTAGACAATCACATTCAGGAGTGCGGATACGATGTTCGTTGTCTTGGATTTGACCCTTATAATGCGAAAGAATTCGTAGCGAGATGGGAATCAGAAAACGGTCCGTTTGGAATTGAGAAAGTCATCCAGGGCGCTAAAACCGAGTCGGTTCCACTCGGAGAACTGAAGAAGCTTTCTGAAGAAAGAATGCTTATCTTCGACGAGGACCTTATGACCTTTGCTATGGGTAACTGTATTACACTTGAAGATACAAACGGAAACCGGAAACTTTTGAAAAAGCGGTATGAGCAGAAAATCGATGCTGTCGCGGCAATGATGGACGCTTATATTGCTTACAAACTCAATAGAGACGCATTTGAATAAGGAGGTGGTCAAGTTGGATGAGATGTACCATCACGGTATTCTCGGTCAGAAATGGGGAGTTCGTCGTTTCCAGAACAAAGACGGCACTTTGACCACAGCTGGTCAAAAGCGTTTGGAAAAGAAAGACGCAAAGTGGGCTCATAAAAATCACAACAAAATCGTGACTAAAGCTCGCAAAGAAGTTTCCAAAGAACTCGATCAGTACGCCAATCAACTATTAAAAAATCCTTCTTCCATGACATCGAAAGGTAAAATCAGCTCCTCGGCTATCAATTCCTATAACCGGAAAATGGCTGAGTTGATGAATGAGTCCGTTAAAAATGTTACCGCACCTTCAGGGCGTGTCGTTCAATTCGTTGCGAAACGAGGCGAAGTCGGTGTACATATGGCTCTGGCTGACAGAGGCTATGATATGCAACAGCTTAAGAATGGTATCTGGGCTTCCGGTCGAGTTGCCTATAAGAAGAAAAATGTTGATATGGTTTAAGGAGGTGATGATTCAAAATGGAGATGTCTTTTGGTTCCAGACTAAAACATGCTTGGAATGCATTTACCGGTAATATTCAAATGAACTACCGGGACTTAGGTATGAGTTACCCATATCGAGCTGACAGACCAAGAATGTCCAGAGGCAACGAAAGGTCAATCGTTACATCGGTGTATAACCGAATTGCACTTGATGTTGCAGCACTGAATGTTCAGCATGTCCGTCTGGATGAAAATGGGCGTTTTCTTTCGGTCATCGATGACGGATTGAATAATTGCCTCACTCTGGAAGCTAATGTCGATCAGACAGCACGTTCGTTCATTCAAGATGTAGTTATTTCTATGTTTGATGAAGGAAGCGTAGCAATCGTTCCGGTCGATACAACGACTGACCCGAATGTGTCCGGTTCGTATGACATTCAGTCTTTGCGTGTCGGACAGATTTTGGATTGGTATCCGCAATATATTCGTACTCGTGTGTACAACGAACAGACGGGCAGAAAAGAAGATATTGTAGTGCCAAAAAGTGCAGTGGCTATCATTGAGAATCCGCTGTACGCAGTTATCAATGAACCGAACTCAACTATGCAGCGGCTCATTCGTAAACTTAACCTACTTGATGTCATTGATGAACAAAGTGGATCTGGAAAACTCGATTTGATTATTCAGCTCCCCTATGTTATCAAGACTGAAGCAAGGCGCCAACAGGCCGAAAATCGGCGTAAAGATATAGAAAGTCAGTTGTCGGGTTCTAAGTATGGTATTGCTTATACCGATGGTACCGAGCATATCACACAGTTGAATCGTTCCGTGAACAACAACCTGATGTCCCAGATTGAATACTTGACGAGTATGCTATACAGCCAGTTGGGAATCACTCAGAGCATTTTGGATGGAACAGCGGACGAGAAGACAATGCTGAACTACAACAACCGGACAATCGAGCCGATCATTTCCGCTATTGTTGATGAGATGAAACGAAAGTTTCTGACCAAAACTGCCCGATCACAACGACAGTCGATTTCGTTCTTCAGAGATCCGTTTAAGTTGGTTCCTGTTAATGAAATCGCTGAAATTGCTGACAAATTCACGAGAAATGAGATCATGACTTCGAATGAAATTCGTCAGGTCGTTGGTATGAAACCTTCTGATGACCCAAGAGCAGACGAACTCAGGAATAAAAATCTGAGTGAACCGTCCGGCTCCGATCAGCAGTCGGAAGAAGCACCAATCACCACAGACAATTCAGTTGAAGAGTCAGCAAGTGATTTGGACGACAAAATCTCTAAGCAAAAATCGAAAAAGTAAGGAGGAAATTCAAAATGAGTAGACCTTTTTCGGTTGAGGCTTGTGATTTCAGCGGCTGGGCAACCCGAAATGACCTTAAGTGTTCCGACGGGCGAGTAATTCGTCGGGACGCCTTTAAGAATAACGACGGTATTAAAGTCCCGCTGGTCTGGAATCATCAGCACAACAGTCCTCGTGATGTTCTCGGTCATGCATGGCTTGAGAACCGTGAGGAAGGTGTTTACACCTATGGCTTCCTCAATGACACCGCTGACGGTGAAATTGCGAAAGTCCTTATCAAGCATGGTGACATTTGCGCTCTGTCCATTTACGCCAATCAACTTCAGCAGGCTGGTCCTGATGTACTGCATGGTTGTATTTGTGAGGTGAGTCTTGTGCATAAGGGTGCTAATCCTGGTGCATTTATTGACTTTATGCTGAAGCATGGTGAAATGTCCGATGATGAAGCTATCATCTATACCGGAATGCCTCTTTGCCTTTCCCATTCTGCCGAGTCTAAGGATGAGCAGAAAGAGGAGGAAAAGAAGGAGAATACCAAAGAGGACAAGCCTGCCGAAAGCAAGGAAGAGAAGAAGGACGATGAAGAGACGGTTGCTGATGTAATCGACTCTATGTCCGAAAAGCAGCAGAACGTCATGTATGCACTTATTGCACAGGCTCTCGAAGGTGAACCTGAAAAGGAATCCAAAGATGATTCCGATAACAAATCTGAATCCAATAAGGAGGATAACACAATGAAACATAATGTCTTTGACAACGATCAGCAGAAGAAGACCGAGGTTCTGTCTCACGCTGACCAGGCAAGCATCATTTCCATGGCTAAGTCCAACAGCGTCGGCAGTCTTCGTACTGCTATGGATATCTATGTGGAGCAGAATCCTGACAGCGTTCTGGCTCACGGCATCGATGGTATCGAAACTCTGTTTCCTGAGTACAAAGATGTCCGTCCCGGTGCTCCTGAACTGCTCACTACTGACCAGGGTTGGGTAAACGAGGTTCTGAAGAAGGTTCATAAGAGCCCTATCTCCCGTATCCGTACCCGTCAGGCTGACCTGCGTAACATTGAGGCTCTTCGTGCCAAGGGTTACAAGAAGGGCACTCAGAAGGGTTATGTCGGCAACATCCAGCTGCTCCACAGAACTACCGATCCTCAGACCGTGTATGTGAAGAGCAAGCTTGACCGTGACGACATCATCGATATTCAGGACTTTGATGTGGTGCAGTACCTGTACGGCATCGACCGTATGAATCTGAACGAGGAGCTGGCAACGGCTATCATGATCGGCGATGGTCGTGAGGTTGGTGCTGACGGTAAGATTGCTGAGGATAAGATCCGCCCGATCTGGCTGGATGACGAGCTGTACACCATTCATGCTGATGTCGACATTGCCGGTATGAAGAGCACGCTTCAGGGCACCAACACTTCCGCTAATTTCGGCGAGAATTACATTTATGCAGAAGCCGTGATCCAGTCTCTGTTGTACGCTCGTGAGAAGTATAAGGGCTCTGGCACTCCCGACTTCTACTGCACGCCTCATCTGGTCAATGTCATGCTGCTTGCCCGTGACCTGAATGGTCGCCGCATCTATGACAAGGTCAGTGATCTGGCTGCGGCTCTGAATGTCGGTCAGATCATTACGGCGGAGCAGTTCGAGGGTAAGACTCGTACTACTACGGACAGCAAGACCAAGAAGCTTCTGGGTCTTATGGTCAACCTGGCTGACTATTCTCTGGGCGCTACCAAGGGCGGTGAAATCACTCACTTCACTGATTTCGACATCGACTTCAACCAGGAGAAGAGCCTGCTGGAGACTCGTTGCTCCGGTGCTAACACTCGTGTTATGTCCGCTATTGCTCTGGAAGAGGATGTCACTGACCGCCCTTAACGAGTCTCACGGTTGAACCTGCGGACGGTGAGACGGAATTGCTCGGTAAAACCGCAGCAGATTTGCAGGAGAATGTTGCAATCTCCGGTAGAGAAATTACCGGTACGCTGAAGCTGGTCACCGATTACACGGGATTCAGCAGTGCGACCGATGAGCAGAGTGGTAACTATCTCGCTCTGCATATAACTCAGGAACCGGAAGATGCAACGGTTACAGTGGAACTGATTGGCGGTAAGAATGGAGCAGTCGAACTGGACGACGATGGTTTGATTGTGCTGAAGATCGCCGATACGGCAAAGCAGTCGGTAAAGGTTACTGTCACCAATGGTGAAGATACCGCCACAAAGACTTATAGTCTTAAGGGACTGACCTTGGCGACTGAGTAAGGAGTGAAAATTCAAAATGGCTAAATTTTATGGAGTAATTGGCTACGCTGTAACAGAAGAGACTAAGCCGGGCGTTTGGACAGAGAAAATCATCGAGCGTATGTACTATGGTGATTTAACTCGTAACACTCGTAGGCTTCAGTCTGCGGAACAACTCAACGACAACATCAATGTTGCGAATGAGATCAGTATCGTAGCCGATCCATTTGCCAATGAGAATTTTCATTCGATGAGGTATGTTGAGTTTATGGGTGCTAAATGGAAGGTGACAAGCGTTGAAGTTCAGTACCCAAGACTTATACTGACTGTGGGAGGTGTATACAATGGCGAGCAGGCTTGATCTGCAAACTTTCCTGGAAGAACTCCTTGAAAGCAAAAATGTGTATTTTCAACCTCCTGAGTCGGTAAAAATGAAATACCCCGCTATCGTTTATGCACTTGATGACATCGAAAATGTGCACGCCGATAACGGGGTTTATTCATCTCACAGACATTATTCGGTCACAGTCATTGACTCTGATCCGGATAGTGAGCTTGTCGGTAAGGTGGTTGCTATACCTACCTGCCGATTCGAACGATATTATACAAGCGAGAATCTGAATCACTGGAATTTCTCGCTCTATTTCTGATAAGGAGGAATATCTTTATGTCCAAAATCATTTGGGATAAAACTGGTGAACGCCTGTATGAAACTGGCTGTGACCATGGCGTTCTCTATCCGATGCAGCCCGGCGGCGTTTACAACAAGGGCGTTGCATGGAATGGTCTGACTGCCGTTACCGAGAGTCCTTCCGGTGCTGAGGCTTCCCCGATTTACGCCGATAACATCAAGTATGTGAACCTGGTTTCCAACGAGGAGTTCGGCGCTACCGTCGAGGCATATATGTACCCCGATGAGTTTGCTGAGTGCGATGGTTCTGTTGAGATCATGCCTGGTATGTATGCCGGTCAGCAGTCTCGTAAGACTTTCGGTTTGGCATATCGCACCATTCTGGGCAATGATACCGATCTGAACGATTACGGCTACAAGCTGCATCTGGTCTACGGCTGTCTGGCTGCTCCTTCCGAGAAGGGTTACAGTACGGTCAACGACAGCCCTGAGGCGGCTACTCTGTCCTGGGAGATCAGCACTTCTCCTGTCTCCATCAACAAGCTGGTCAACGGTAAGAAGCTGAAGCCGACTGCTACGCTGACCTTTGACTCCACTAAGTTCAGTGCCGAGTTCATGACCCAGCTGGAAGAAATCCTGTATGGTAAGGACCCGACTACCACTGGCGGTAACGATGGTGTCGAGCCTCGCCTGCCTCTGCCCGATGAGATTATTGAACTGTTCGATAAGACTCAGAATCCGGAGGGCTAATCTCTAAAATCATGGAGCCGTATTCAGGTAAGCTGGCGGCTCCAACTTTTTTAATTTGAAAGGAGAAAATTTCAATGACTAAGGAAACTATCACTTATACCGATCTGAACGGTGTTCAGAGAACCGAAGATTTTTACTTCGACCTGTCTAAGCCTGAAATCGTAAAGATGCAGGCGAGCGCTAAAGGTGGCTACGATGTTCAGCTTAAGAGTATCGCTGCCAGTCCGAATGGTGCGCTTATTATGGAGTTCTTCGAGAACTTTATTAAGACCGCTTATGGTGAGAAGAGCGATGATGGCAGACGCTTCATGAAGTCCGAGGAGATTTCCAGAAGCTTTATGGAAACTCCCGCTTACGAGGTACTGTTCGAAAAGCTCGTCACCGATGCCGGTGCTGCATCCGAATTTGTAAATCGTGTGATGCGTGCTAACGGCAATAAGCAGGCTGCACCCATCGCATCTAATTAAAGAAAGCTCGGAGGACTAAGGAATGCTGAAAATTACTGTGCCGGCTGCCGAGTTTTGGGATGAAATTCACGAGGAATTTATCTACAAGAAAGAGCAGACTTTGCAGTTGGAGCATTCCTTAGTCTCTCTTTCAAAATGGGAAAGTAAATGGAACAAGGCATTTCTCGGTAAGCAAGAAAAAACTGATGAGGAGATTCTTGATTATGTACGATGCATGACTTTGACCCAGAATATCGATCCCGAAGTATATACTCGGCTGTCTGCTGAAAACTATGCCGCCATCAATGCGTATATCGAGGCACCAATGACTGCAACTTGTCTCATTGAAGATAAGCAAGCCAGAGGTCACAAGGAAACGGTTACATCTGAGCTTATTTATTACTGGATGATTTCTTATAACATTCCTGTAGAGTTTCAAAAATGGCATTTGAATAGGCTGTTGACTCTCATACGGGTGTGCAATGTCAAGAATTCTCCACCTAAGCGAAGAAGCAAGCGTGAAATGTGGAATCGGAATGCAGCCATCAATGCCGCCAATCGAAAACGCTTTGGTTCTAAGGGGTGATTGAATGAACAGACGATGCCGAAAATGCTTTTTTAAGAAGGTTTGCCATAAAAAGCCATCTTATAAAGCATGGCTGAAAACTTATACCAAAAAAGCAGTTACAGCGATTCTTGTTATTGCATTGATCGATCTGCAACTGTCTTATGTACTTGCATTTATGGGGCAGGTACAAATTGCAGAGTCTCTTTCCAGCACTATCGCCACCACAATTGTGGGTGTTATGGTTGGCTATTTTCTGAAGGCCTTGTTTGAAACTTTCTTTGAAAAAAGAGAAGAGAGATTGAACAAAGAAAGCGAGTCTGCTGAAAATACGAATTATGAGGAGGTTTAGTTATGCCTATCAGTTTTTTGACTACAGCACTGTTGATCGTATCTGTTATCACAAATCTGACAGTGGAGGGCATTAAGAAGTTGCTTGATGGAACGAAGGTCAAGTATTCTTCCAATGTTCTTGCGGCTATTTTATCCGTCCTGATCGCCTGTGCTGTCAGTGTAATTTACCTTATCATGACTGACACCGTCTTCACCATGAAGATCGGAGTTGAGATCGTTGTTCTGATGTATCTGGGCTTCTTGATCTCTACGGTTGGCTATGACAAGGTGATTCAGATGTTGAAGCAGATTCAAAGCGTGAAGGAGGAAACAAAAAATGAGTAACAGTCCTCTGGTATCCTATACCAAGTTGAGCCCGAATCATTCCGGGCAGAGAACTCATGCCGTTGACCGTATTACACCTCATTGCGTAGTCGGTCAGTGCTCGGTAGAAACCCTGGGCAATATTTTTGCTCCGACTTCCCGGCAGGCTTCTTGTCAGTACGGTATCGGTGTAGACGGTCGAGTAGGTATGTATGTGGAGGAGAAGAATCGTTCCTGGTGTTCTTCTTCCAATGCTAACGACCAGCGTGCGATTACAATCGAGTGCGCCAGTGATGCTACACACCCCTATGCATTCAATGATGTTGTGTATGCCAAGCTGATCGAGCTTTGTGCGGACATTTGCAAGCGTTATGGAAAGACCAAGTTGCTGTGGCTCGGTGATAAGACAAAGACTCTGAACTATGAGCCTGCTTCCAATGAAATGGTTCTGACTGTACATCGTTGGTTTGCCAATAAGAGCTGTCCGGGTGACTGGATGCATGCTCGAATGGGTGATCTTGCATCCAAAGTTACAGCGAAGCTCGGAGGTTCTACCGGTGGAAATGATAAGCCGGTCGATAACCAGGTGCTTTATCGGGTTCAGACTGGAGCTTTTGCCAATAAAGCAAATGCTGACGCAATGCTTCAGAAAGTAAAAGCCGCCGGTTTCGATACTTACATGGTCAAGGTCGATAACCTTTACAAGATTCAGGTCGGTGCTTTCAGCAAGAAAGCGAATGCCGATGCAATGGCTGCAAGGCTGAAAGCTGCTGGATTCGATACTTATGTAACAACCAAAAGCGGGACGGCGGTTTCGGCATCTTCAGCCAAGAAAAGCACTGACCAGGTTGCCCGTGAAGTGATTCAGGGGTTGTGGGGTAACGGTGTGGACAGGACTAATCGGCTGAAGGCAGCTGGTTACGATCCTTCCGCAATACAGAATCGGGTGAATCAGCTTCTTAAATAAGGAGGTCCGTGAATGATAAGGTTCAGTCACAAGGGAGACTTCTCTAAAGTTACACGCTTTTTGGAGAGGGCAAAGGAAGTGGTCCATCTCGGAGACCTCGACAAGTATGGCCGAGAAGGGGTCGCCGCTCTTGCGTCTGCAACGCCTGTCGATTCCGGTTTGACCGCCAGTTCATGGTATTACGAGATCGTAAACCGAAATGGATCTGCAAAGATCACCTTTTACAACTCAAATATTCAAAATGGGGTTCCAATTGCGATCATTCTGCAATATGGTCACGGGACTCGCAACGGGGGCTGGGTACAGGGTCGAGATTACATCAATCCTGCTATCCAGCCTATTTTCGATAAAATTGCAAATGAAGCATGGAAGGAGGTTACGAAGCTATGAGTAAAACTATCGACGAAAGAGTCGTAGAAATGCGGTTTGACAATAAGCAGTTTGAGAGCAATGTTCAAACCAGTTTGTCCACCATTGAAAAATTAAAGAAAAGTTTGGATATGGACGGCGCTACAAAAGGTCTTGAAAGCATTGACAGTGCTGCTAAGAAAGTCGATATGTCGGGGCTTGGCTCTGCGGTTGAAACAGTAAAGACTCGATTCTCGGCATTGGAGATCATGGCTGTAACCGCCCTTGCAAACATCACCAACTCAGTTGTAAACACCGGTAAACAGATGCTCCGTTCCTTGACAATCGAACCCATTAGTCAGGGTTTTGAGGAATACGAGCTGAAGATGGGGTCAATTCAGACCATCATGATGAGTACCGGCGCCTCTCTTGAAGAAGTTAATAAGTATCTTCAGGAATTGAATACTTACTCGGATAAGACCATTTACTCCTTCCAGGATATGACTTCCAACATCGGTAAATTTACCAATGCTGGTGTCGGTCTTGAGGATGCAGTAATGGCTATTCAGGGTGTGTCGAATGTTGCCGCTGTGTCCGGCGCCAATGCAAATGAGGCATCCCGTGCCATGTATAACTTTGCGCAGGCACTGTCTGCCGGTTATGTCAAGCTGATCGACTGGAAGTCAATTGAGAATGCTAATATGGCGACCGTTGAATTTAAGACTCAGCTTCTTGAGTCGGCTGTTGCCTGTGGCACCTTGACTAAAACTGCCGACGGCATGTATAAAACGGTTAAGGGTAATGTCATCGATGCTACACATGGCTTCAATGATTCTTTGCAGGATCAGTGGATGACCACGGAAGCTCTGGTCGGTACTCTTCGTAATTATGCGGATGAAACGACTGAAATCGGTGCTAAAGCATTTGCGGCTGCACAGGATGTTAAGACATTCACTCAGTTGATAGATACTCTCAAGGAAGCCGTAGGCTCCGGATGGGCAAATACATGGGAAATCCTGTTTGGTGATTTTGAGGAAGCCAAAGAACTTTGGACTGGACTCAGTCAGGTTATCGGTGGATTTATCGATGCCCAAGCAGATGCTCGCAATGAGATGTTGCAAGGGTGGAAAGATCTTGGCGGAAGAACCAAACTGATTGAGGCACTTAAAAATGCTTTTGAAGGCGTTCAGAGTGTTATCAAACCGATCTATGAGGCATTCCGTGAGATATTTCCTCCCACCACAGCCCAGCAGCTTTATGATATTACTGAGAATTTGCGAAAATTCACAGCAAATTTGAAGCTCAGTGATACAGCTTCAGCTAATCTAAAATCCACTTTCAAAGGCTTGTTTGCGATCTTGGACATCGTTAAACAAGCCTTTTCTGCTATATTTACGGCAATTAAACCGTTGTTTGGCGGGTTTGGAACACTCGGAGATGGAATTCTTGGTTTCACTGGCGGGATTGGCGATGCTATTGTTGCGTTTGATGAGTTTATCAAAACCAGCGGAGCATTCCAGAAAGTTGGTGAGGGTATCGCTACGGTCATACAGACAATTATGACAGCTTTATCCACACTGAAGAACAAGATCAAAGAAAAATTTGAATCCGCCAATTTCGAATTGTTTCATTCTCTGCTTGAGCGAATTCATGAGAGGATGACTCAAGTCGGAGAAGCAGCCGGTGAGATGAAATCTGGGGTTATCGTCGCCTTTGAGGTCATTGGTGAAGCTCTTGCTAATTGCCAATTTGTTCAGCTTCTCTCTGCTGTGTGGAACGCCGTTAAGACAATCGGAAGTGGTATCGTTAAAATCCTTGGCGAACTCGGCAGTTCTTTAGCAAAGAATCTCGGTGAAGCTAATTTCAGCGGAATTATTGATCTGCTGAATGGTATCTCGTTCGGTGCTATTGCTGTCGGTATCACAAAGTTTGTCGGCACCTTCCGAAAAGCTATTGAAGATATCGGCAGTTTCAAGGAATCTTTTATCGGAATTCTTGACAGTGTTCGAGGATGCTTTGAAGCTTACCAGACTCAGTTGCAGGCTGGTACATTACTGATGATCGCGTCGGCTATTGCTATTCTTACTGCATCTTTGATTGCGCTTAGTCTTGTGGACAGCGAAAAGCTGAATGTAGCCCTTGGAGCAATCACTGTGCTATTCGCTGAACTTCTTGCTTCGATGGCTGTATTCAACAAAATCAGCGGTCAGGCAACTGGTGTGATGAAGAGTGTAACTGCTATGCTCGGAATTGCTACGGCAGTGCTGATTTTAGCGAGCGCACTTAAAAAGATTGCTGATCTGGATGCAAAGCAGCTTACTACTGGTCTGATTGGCGTTGCAGGTTTGACGACTATGATGGTTGCCGCAGCCAAAGCTATGAGTTCCAACAGTAAAACCATCATCAAGGGTGCTACTCAAATGGTGATCTTTGCAGCCGCAATCAAGATTCTTGCTTCTGTTTGTGAGCAACTTGCTAAATTGGACTGGAACCAGCTTGCGAAAGGTCTTGTCGGCGTTGGTGTATTGCTTGCCGAGGTTTCTCTGTTCCTGAGAACCGCAAAATTCAGCGGTAAATCCATTACTACGGCTACAGGTATTGTAATTCTTTCAGCAGCAATCAAGGTGTTGGCCTCTGCCTGCAAGGACTTCGGCGAGATGAAATGGGAAGAAATCGGTAAGGGGCTTGCATCTATTGCAGTGCTTCTTGCTGAGGTTACAGCTTTCACCAAGCTTACTGGTAACGCTAAACATGTAATCTCTACAGGTGTAGCGCTCATTGCTATCGGAGCAGCCATGAAGATATTTGCATCGGCTGTAAAAGACTTCTCTGGAATGCAGTGGGACGAAATTGCAAGAGGTCTTATTGCTATGGCCGGGGCTTTGGCGGCGGTTACAATTGCCGTCAACTTCATGCCGAAAAACATGATCGGCATCGGCACTGGTCTTATTGCTGTCTCTGCGGCTTTGCTTATACTTGCCAATGCTCTTAACCAGATGGGTTCAATGTCTTGGGAGGAAATCGCCAAGGGTCTTATCACTCTGGGCGGCGCAATGGCCATTCTTGCAATCGGTCTGAATGCCATGACAGGCACTCTTGCAGGTTCTGCGGCGCTTCTTGTTGCTGCAAGTGCCCTCTTGGTGCTTA